GTGTCTGGAGTGCGCCACAATCCACGTTCTATCCCTTTGGTGGGGCGCTCCGACCTCGTTTGCTCCCATAACAGTCCACCTCGTGTCATACCCGAGGCTGGAAAGGTCTCCAAGCACTCGCCCGATTCCTCGATGAATGAGCATTGGGCTGTTTTCCACGAATACGAATCTGGGTCGAACTTCGCTAACCACCCTCGCCATGTGATACCACATTGAGGAACTTTCTCCGTCAAGCCCTGCGCCTCGGCCTGCGATGCTGATGTCGGTACATGGAAAGCCGCCAGATACAACGTCAACAATTCCTCGCCACGGGTTTCCGTCAAAGGTTTGTACGTCATCCCAAATCGGGAAAGGCGGGAGAAGCCTGTCATTTTGTCGGGCGCACAGTACGCTTGCTGGGTAGGCTTCCCATTCAACGGCACAGACTGTTCGCCATCCAAGGAGTTTTCCCCCAAGTATTCCGCCACCAGCGCCTGCGAAAAGAGCCAACTCATTCATGTTCTCCCACCATATTGTTTTCTTAATTCTGCTAATTTTTCCAATGCTTCAGCCCTGATTCGCTCGCTTTCAATCTGCTCATGTATTGTTTTCTTGCGCTCAATCAGAACTTCAGTTGGCGGTTTGACAGGGATTGATGGGCCTTGATTGCACATATCACGAAAAGCAATGGCACTCGGTGGAAAGTCTTTGTCCAGCTTGCCAAGGGCAAAATCTAGGCTTGGCTTGTAGGTCAGGAATCTGCCAAGGTATTGCTTCCAAGTCTGTCTGACAAGGTTTGGGTCAACATCTTGCCAGTGCGTGATGAATCGTGAACCGTAGATGGCGTTCATCATTCCAAAGATGTAATCAAAACCTGAGTCTGGATCACAAAAGTCGTTTTCGTTCCACATCTTGTGCCTCCAATATCACTGTTTCAGGTTTAGCCCAAAAGGGCGTTTTGGGAATTGATTTGCCCCTGGTCAACTCAGCCATCACATTTTGGCGTTCTTCAGACTTGCTTAATTTTTCTTTCAACCATTCAGCTTTCAAGCCTTGGCTGCCACGGGTACACCACTCAATCAAAAACTGCTCAAGTGACCAACCGATCTTGTTGGCCTCAGACCTTGCGCCTTTTAGGACTGTTTCGGTCACAGAGGCTTTCTTGGCTTTTCTGAGTTGCAACCAATCATTCCAAACTTGCTCAGAAACATCAGGGGGGCAAGCAACGACAGTTGCTTTCTCTTTATTTGGTTTATGGTTATTGGTTATTGGTTTATGGTTATTGGTTGCTATTGGGGTAGCATTAGGGGGGCTATTAGCCTCCCCATTGGGGGGTGTTCCCCACCTTTTAGCCGCCCCACGTTTGCCAGCCTCTGCAAACTCTTTGTATTGCTTGATTTCCTTATCGGCCCTTGGATTAACAAAGCCATCCTCTGTGGACAAAAAGAATTCATTAAGGACTGTCAAAACATCTTCTTCATGCTCTCTCATGCCAACTTGTCTTGCAGCATCTCTGTGCTTTATTGGTTGTTCGTGCAAAAAGTAGTAGTCCAGAAGTCTGCGATAGGCCAAATCTTCCATTAATGAAAGATGCCTGGTGTGACTCATGTAGTCACCAATGTGAAACTGGTAATAATGCATAGCTCGCCTTTTTATACTCCCTTAAAAGAAACTGCGGCAGGAGAGGGAGGTAACTCTTTTCGGTCGGGGGATCAATCCCAACCTAGCCGTGTTTCAAACAATCTTAATCCAAAAACCAATCAGGCCGCAACAACTTTAATTGCCAAATTCTTGCTTGAGGCACAATTTTCCATTGGGACACAGCCGCCTGGCTGATGCCCAATAACTTAGCAAGCTCATCCTGTGAGCCAGCTAATGCAATAAACTTTTGTTTGTCCATAAGCGAGATTATAGCCAATTACAAAAAAGCAACATTAGGGAAAGTACCTACAAAATAATTGTTGATGTTTTAATAAGCTAGGTTATAGTTCACCCATGCCCTGAACTTCTCGGGGTCTATTTAGGAGAGCAAATGATTGATTACAAACTTCACTACCACTTTGATGAATTCGTCACTTATGACGATGGCACAACCCTTGAGAAAGTCAAGGTCGGTTATGACTACTACCCAGAAGAATTCAATCTGCCCCATGACCACAACTCAGCAGAAATCTACGATGTGTTTGTCTTTAGCGAAAAGGGTGATGACATTTCTTGCGATCTGTCCTCATCCGAATTTGAACGCATTGTGTCTGAGGCCAAGATTCACCACGCTCGTATGCTAAAGGAACAAAATGAAATCTAAGATCATCACAACAATTGTCGAATGGACATTGGCGATCATCATTTTTGGTGGTTGGGGCGTAATGCTCGCATGGAGAGGCTGACCATGATTGACAAACTCAAAGATTATTTCCGCTTGCCATCACCCAAAGAACTGGCTGCCAAAGAACTTGAAATGGCACAACGCAAGCTGTTAGAGGCTCTCAGCGCCCAAGAATACGCAAAGCGCATGGGTGAGTATCACTCCGACCGAATCAAACGCTTAACGGCCTATTTAAAGGAAGAATCATGAACGCAGACTACATCATCAATGAAGTGGCACAAAATGCCGCCAGCATCTATGAGGGCCAAGACCCACGGGATCGCCTGGCTTATCAAGTCGGGATGCTTCAGGGCAAGATTCGCAGCCTTTGCTACTTAATCAACACAACCGCTGAAGAACTTAAACAACTGCAAATCGAACTCTCACAGGAACAATCATGAGCATCGCTAACTTACTCAAAACTAATGTCAATGACCACACAGAAAAGAAAGCCAATCTGACTTATCTGTCATGGGCTTGGGCATGGGCTGAAGCACTTAAAGCAGACCCCAAAGCCTCCTTCAAGGTTGAAATGTTTGGTGACAAATGCTTCATGGACATCAACGGCACAGCAATGGTCTGGGTCACAGTCACCATGTTTGAAAAGCCAATGACTTGCCAGCTTCCCGTGATGGATCACCGCAACAAAGCCATCGTGAACCCAGATGCTTTCCAAGTAAACACAGCCATCATGCGTTGCATGACCAAGGCACTCAGCTTGCATGGCCTCGGTCTGTACATCTACGCAGGGGAAGATTTACCCGATGGTGTAGAGCCTGAATCAACCATTGAGCCTGACACTATGACAGACTTGTTCTTGGCTATTGACAACGCCACAACACAAGACGAACTGAAACTGGCTTACAAAATTGCTTATGCCGCTTGTGATGGTGACAAGGCTTGGCAGATGAAAGTGATTGCAGCCAAAGACAAAGCAAAGGCCAAATTATGAAAACAGATGAAGATGACGAATTCGACCGCATTAAGCGTGAGAACGCTTTGTATGAAGTTTATAGACTAGGACAAGAAATAGAAAAGAGTGGTCAACCATACCATTGGGATGTTTATGTCTCACCCTCACAGCGCAACCAAGTGCTTGAGGAAGTGGCAAAAGAGATTCAAAAGATGACCGCCTTTGGTCAAGACACATTAGACAGTTTCAGCGTTTACATAAGGAGCATGAAATCATGATTGAAATGATGGATCAGGGTTCGGAATCTTGGTTTCAAGTCCGAATTGGCAAAGTCACCGCATCTCGTGTAGCTGATGTTATCGCCAAGACAAAGACGGGCTATTCAGCAACCCGTGACAACTACATGGCCCAACTGGTGTGCGAACGCCTGACTGGTCAAAAGGGTGAGAGTTTCACGAATGCTGCCATGCAACACGGCACAGACACAGAACCCCTTGCCAGAGCCGCTTATGAGGCTCTTAAAGACGTTTTAGTTGATGAAGTGGGGTTTGTACCCCATCCCTCAATCATCATGGCTGGTGCTTCTCCTGATGGCTTGGTGGGTGAGGATGGTCTCTTAGAGATCAAATGCCCCAACACAGCCACGCACATTGAGACTTTGTTGTCCCAAAGTGTGCCAGGCAAATACTTTACGCAGATGCAATTTCAACTTAGTTGCACAGGGCGGCAGTGGTGCGATTTTGTCAGCTTTGACAATCGGTTGCCAGAGGAACTTCAATTGTTTGTGAAACGTGTCCCAAGGGATAACGAATTCATCAAGCAAATGGAAGATGAAGTGGTCAAATTCTTGAATGAACTTGATATCAAAATTGCTCAACTTATGGATTTAAAAAATGTCTAAAAAACTTTATGAAATTACCATCGTGTCAGGAAAGTACACCAACAAAGATGGTCAAGAGAAATCACGCTACCAAACCATTGGCTCAGTCATTGAGACCAAGAACGGGCCAATGCTCAAGTTGGACAGCATCCCACTGCCTGATGGCGGCTGGAACGGCTGGGCATATCTAAACACCCCAAAGCCAAAGGAAGATTACAAGGGCTTGCCAAAAGATGAGGAAGATATTCCATTTTAAGTAACAGGGGCATTGCCCCTAACAAGGAGAAATCATGGACTATAAAGACGCATTTAAGAAAATTTTCGCCATGCCCGAATTCCCAAGAGTCAGGGCAAATGATCCCCTAACATCGTTTCAGGCAGCCGATTCAATCAAAGAATCTGCTACCCAGCATCACCAGAGAATCTTTGAATGTCTGCAAATACATGGCGCTTTGGGCAAAGATGGCATATCAGCCCACACCAATCTGGACAGCAATCAGGTTGCCAGACGCTTAAACGAAATGAAAATGATGGGCTTGATTGAACTGACAGGCAAAACAGTCAAATCAAACTCAGGCAGAAGTGAAAGAGAGTGGCAATGTACCCAATCGAATTAGGCGGCAATCAGCCTGTTCACAGATTACGAACTTGTAATAAATGTGATGAGACCAAGCCGCCAGAGGGAGGGGTTGATATGGGGCATAAATGGATTTGTCAGTCTTGTTGGATTATGCGTTTGACAGGCAAACATTTGAGGCAAAACTCAACTGAAAAATAATGCTCGTTCGTCAATTCTGCGCTTTTGTAAGCCTTTGAGAACTTTGCCGCCAGCCATGCAATACTTTAAAAGTTCTTCGGCAGCACCCTCCATGTCACCCCTAAGTACCTTTTGGCGCAGGGTTGACCTCTGGAGAGTGCCAAGCCCTACATTGAAAGAAAATGAAACCAGTGCGTCAAACTGTCCTTGAGTAAGAGGCACAGGACAATAAGTAGCCACGCCTTTCTCAAAGCGAGCAAGGTCTGCCCTAAGTATTGCATCGACTTCCTCCATTGAGTGTTTACGCATGGCCTCTGGCGGTGGCACAAAGGCATCCCGCTGGTCTATCTTGAGTTTGCCTTGCTCTGGAAACATCACATGACCAACCCCTACAGTCCACAGCTTTGCAGGGCATTTATAGGGATTCTGCCTCACGCCCTCGTGATGGCGAATCATGTGCAAGCAC